CGTTTATGTAAATGCTTCATCAGCTTCAGGTCAGACGCCATCAACAGGTGGAACAGTAAATACAACTTACTGGTCTAAAATGGCAGGTGGAACAACTTTATCTGTCGGTAATAGCAAAGTAGTAATAACAGACTCTAGTGGTAATATTAGTGGACAAGCATTGGGTTCAGCAGGACAATTTCTTAGAACCAACGCTTCAGCAAATGGTTTTGAATTTGCAACAGTAATATCTAAAGTAAGAAATATAGGTTCACAAACTTACACAAATAGAATTACAAGTTTAGCAGATAGTCCATCTGGTTCAAATGGTTATGGTGGAACAGCTACAATTTTTGGTTCGTCTGCATTTTCATACACAAAACAAAGTGCTACTTCGTACTTATTAGTTCAGTTAGGAATATCTGGTGCTGGTGGTGGTCATTCACATCATGGCAGAGGAACAATTAGTATTTCAACAGATGGTTCATCTATATCTAATGCGTATGTTTGTGGTTCAAGTTTTCCTGATTACGTAGGTAATAACTGGGGATATTGGAATTGGAAAATTTTAAATAATGCCTCTGCTCAATCGTACAACATAGATTTCAGATATGGTGGTAATGGTTCTGAGTTTTGGGAAACAATAAATCCAAATGGTAGTGACCACAATGAGTGGAGTTGTGCTACAAGTTGTGAAATGACAGTATTTGAAATTGAAAATTAATAAGGAGATACAATATGAACATAGCAAGAGTATTAAAATCATTTGATAGTTGGGGTGGTTCTGGAATGATATGTAATAAAGAACCTACAAATCAACAAGAGTTCAACGAATGGTGCGTAGAGGAAAATATGGTTGTTGATGAAAACAATCCTAAACCTTTATGGAATGGAACAATACCAACTTGGGAAGAAATTATTGCTAAAAAAACTGAGTTAGAACAAGCAGAACAAACAAAAAAAGACGATAAAGTTTCTGCTTATAGAAAATTAGGAATGACTGACGCAGAAATAAACGCAATAGACCCAACACTATTAGCATAACAATTAATCATAAAGACGTAGGAGAAAAACTAATATGACAAAAGCTAGAGATATAGCTGACTTTAAGTTCGAGGATATAGTCGATACTGGTACTGAAGGTACTAAAGTAGCTACAGGAACAACAGCACAGCGTGGCTCTACACAAGGTCAATATAGATATAATACTACAACAGGATTTTTTGAGGGTTATAATGGTACATCATTTGTAGCTTTAGCACCAACACCAACTGTATCTTCAGTATCACCATCTGAAATTCAAAGTGCCGCAGGTGGTAATGTAGATATTGTAATTCAAGGAACAAATTTTGATACTGGAACAACTGTTACTTTTGTTGCAAATGATGGAACAACTTTTAATGCAAGTTCTGTTGCTTTAAATTCTTCTATTCAAGTTACTGCAACAGTTGCAAGAAGTAATTTTCAAAATTCAAAAGAACCTTACGATGTAAGAGTGACAGCTAATTCTGGCTTACAAGCAACATCAGAAGACGCAATTAGTGTTGATAATTTACCTACTTGGAGTACAGCCGCAGGTTCATTAGGTGGTGGTTTTGAAGGTGAATCTTACTCATTTACAGTTACAGCAACAGACGCAGACAGCAGCGATACAGTTGCTTACTCTTTACAATCTGGTTCTTTACCTAGTGGTGGTTCTTTAAATAGTTCAACTGGAGTTATCTCTGGTACTTACCCAACAGTAAGTGCAAACACAACAGACACTTTTACAATCAGAGCAACATCAGGTGGCAAAACTTCTGATAGACAATTTTCAATTTTAACAATCAATCCTACTGAAAATATTTATACATCAAGTGGTTCATTTACACTAGCCTCTCCACAAGCCTTAAAAGTTTATGTCATCGGTGGTGGTGGTGGCGGTGGAGGTGAAGGTGGTAATGACACTCTAGCTTCCAACGAAGAATATGGCGGTGGCGGAGGAGGAGGAATGGCTTATAAGCTATTTCCAAATGTTGCCGCAGGCACTTATAGCTTCACAGTTGGTTCTGGTGGAAGTGGTGGAAGCAGAGACGCTTCACCAACAGCAGGAGGTACTTCATCAATGACAATAGGAAGTGTTACACTTCAAGCTACTGGCGGAGGTGCAGGTGGTACTGACAATGTTTCTGGCGGTGGTTATACTTATGTTAGTGGTCATGCAGGTAGAGGTTCATTTGGTGGAGCAGGAGGTGTTGGCTCTGGCGGTGACGTAAATGGAACTGGTGGACAAGGCGGTGCAGGTATTATGGATTACACTACAAATAGGACATATACAAACGCAACAGATTATGTAAATGGTCAGGACACTTCAGCAGGTAAAAATGGAATTAATGGCGGAGCCGGTGGAGGAGGTGCAGGTTCAGAACAAAACATGAATTTTACTGGCTCTAACGATTTTAGTGTAGCAGGATTAAATCACGGAGGTAATGGTTCTTCTACTTACTACACAGGTGGTGGTGGTGGAGGCGCAGTAGATGGCGGAGGAAACTATGGTGCTAATGGTGCGGCAGGCGGTACTGGTTATGCTTCTGGTGGTCAAGGCTCTGGTGATACTTCTACAAACACAGCAACAGATGGAGGTGGCTCTGTAGGTGGTTCTAAAGGAGTTTCTGTTAATGCACAACGTGGAAACGCAGGTGGGGGTGGTGGCTCTCATGGTGGCGGAGGAGGCGGTGGTGCTGACCCATCTAATGCAAATGGTAATACCGGTTCTGGTTCTGGCGGAGGTGGTGCAGTTGTCATCATATCATAATGGCTAGAAAAAAAATTACTCCAAAAGAATTTGTTGAACAAGCAACAGGAGTACGTTTATCAGCACACGAAAAGTTATGTGCAGAAAGAATGAAATTATTACACACAGCTATCGATGAATTAAAAACAGAAGTAAAATCTTTAAGACAAGACGTTTCAAAAGGAAAAGGTGCAATAAGTGTACTTGTTTTTCTTGGTGGAATAATCGGTGTCATATTAGGTTATTTTAATTGGGAGTAAACAATGTTAAATTTTATATTACCTTTAGTAAAAAATCCGTTTGTCAAAATTATTGCAGAAAAAACAGTCGGTGCAATCACACATAAATTAGAAAAAGACAAAATTATAAAAGCAAAAGAAATAGAAGCCGCAGCTAAATTAGATATAGCAAAAGTTGGTGTACAAATGGAACAAGTACGTCAACAAGAACATTCGTGGAAAGACGAATATTTAGTCGTTTTTTACACGCTAATTTTTGGTATGCACTTCTTGCCCTGGACCCAACCATGGTGTGACAAAGCTTGGGACGCTTTGCAAAAAGCTGACCCTATGTTTTGGTACATTATTTTAACAATGGTAGGGGCTTCATTTGGTGTAACTACTTTAAATAAAATTAAGAAGAAATGATAGATAGAATTTTATACGCATTTTTTGGTTGGTTAGACAACGTAGCTGATAAAATTGAAGCAGTAGTTACATTTGATATAGGGGAAAAACTTAAAAATAAAAGAAAGAAAAAGAAATGAAAATATCGGAATCGACACCAGTGTCTATGCCAGTGAAAAACCTTTTGAGTATAATCTCAGCGTGTTTGGTTGGCGCTTGGTTTGCATTTACAGTTATTGAACGTCTTAACGTTATAGAGACTGAACAAAAATTAATGTTATCTGATTTAAAAGCTGCAAATGAATTTATTGTAGGTGTACCTAAAGGAAATATGGTTTCACCTCAAATACAAGAATTGTTTATGCTTGTAGAATTTGTAAGCACTAATCAAGATAAATTAAAAGAAAATGTAGAAAAAGAATTACCAAATGTAAATGCTCTACAGTTAAGAGTAGAGTTTTTAGAAGATAGATTAAAGAAAGCCGAAACTTTAATTGATAAGCTTCGAAATAACGGCACACACATAGGAGAATAACAAAAATGAAGACAGCGTTAGTAATTGCATTGCTTATGTTTACACAACAAAGTGGTGACAAACCTTACGAATTTATGATTACTGACTCTATAGGAAATTGCTTGAAGCTAAAACGTGAAGCCGAAAGAAATACAAATCCAGATAGAATACGATGGAGTTGTCAAGAAGTTAAAGCAGAACTTGAAATAGACTCAACTGGAAAATTACATATTAACAAAATAATAGAGGAATAAAAGAATGATAATATATGGTGAAACACCGTCAGCATGGAAAAATAAAACTATAACTTGGATTAAAGACAATAAAAGAAAAGTTATAGCCCTTGTTGTTTGGTCAGCGATTTTATTAGCAATCTAATGTCAGATAAACCTAATTCGTTTGAAGCGAAGACTAAAGTTCTACCTAAACTTTTAGTTGATAAAGCATACGAGATGTTAACAAGTGGAGAAAAGTTAACAGCGAGTGAGTTAAAAGTTTGTTTAGATACTTGCAAAACTTATGGAGTAGAAGTAGATGAACAACCTAAAACTAATCTTACAGACGACTTACCATTTGACGAAACGTAACATCCGTTGGATTGGATTTCTATTAGCAGCTTTGTCAGTAGCCATTTTGTCGTCAACTGTAGTGCGTTTTCAATGGATAGGTTGGCTTATAGGTGCAGTATCATGTTCCATATGGATATTAATATCTTTTAAGGACCAGGACAAACCTAGAACGCTAATGGAATGTATGTATCTCTTATTATCTGTCTACGCTTGTTACAATTGGTTTAATTATGAATAAAAAAGCAAAAGAAGTAGAGCCAAGTGTAAAAAACTTTAAAAACTTTTTATATCTTGCTTGGCAACACCTAAATCTACCAAATCCCACACCTATACAATACGATATTGCAGACTATCTACAAAACGGTTCTAAAAGAATTGTAATAGAAGCTTTTCGTGGTGTTGGTAAATCTTGGATTACATCAGCATTTGTATGTCACCAACTTTTACTAAATCCACAGAGAAACATTCTAGTTGTATCTGCAAGTAAAAACAGAGCAGACGACTTTTCAACATTTACACAAAGACTAATTAGTGAAATGCCTTTGTTACATCATTTAAAACCAAGGGATGACCAACGTCATTCTAAAGTTTCTTTTGATGTTGCACCGGCTAGAGCGTCACACGCACCTTCAGTTAAATCTTTAGGTGTTACATCGCAATTAACTGGTTCACGTGCAGATTTGATTATCGCAGATGACGTAGAGTCAGCTAATAACTCTCAAACACAGCTAATGAGGGACAGGCTAGGTGAGACCGTAAAAGAATTTGACGCTATCATCAAACCTGAAGTAGGACGTATTGTTTTCCTAGGTACACCTCAGACAGAAATGAGTTTGTACAATGACTTGGAAGAACGTGGATTTGAAACAAGAGTATGGACGGCATTATATCCTACACAAACGCAGCAAGTTAACTTAGGTAATAAATTAGCACCTAAGATAGCTAAAGCTATTAAAGAAGATAAAAAATTAATTGGTAAACCTACAGACCCACAAAGATTTGACGAAGTAGACTTAATGGAACGACAAGCGTCTTATGGACGTAGTGGTTTTGCATTACAGTTTATGCTTGATACAACTTTAAGTGATTTAGAAAAGTATCCGTTAAAATTAAACGACTTAATTGTAGTATCTGGTTTAGATACATGGAAAGAAGCGCCTACAAAGATACAATGGGCTTCTTCTGTAGACCAAATTAAGAATATAGATAGTGAGCTGCCTAATGTTGGACTTAAAGGTGATTATTACGTAGCACCTATGTATATGTCCGAACAATACGCACCATTTGAAGGTTCAGTTATGTCAATTGACCCTGCAGGACGTGGTGCAGACAAAACAGGCTATGCTGTCGTTAAAATGCTACATGGAATACTGTATTTAACAGAATGTGGTGGTTTAGACGGTGGATATAGTGATAGTACGTTAGAACAGCTTAGTAATATCGCAAAAAGACAAGATGTTAATTATGTAGTCATTGAGTCTAACTTTGGTGACGGAATGGCAACAGCCCTTCTAAAGCCTATAATGGGTCGTATACACCCATGTACAATTGAAGAGGTCAGACACTCAAAACAGAAAGAATTGCGAATTATAGACACTCTAGAGCCTGTTATGAACCAACATAGACTGGTTGTTAGCCAGGAGTTAATTAAAAATGATTTTAAATACGAATTAGACCATCAGTTATTTAAACAACTAACTAGAATTACAAAAGATAAAGGTTCTTTACGACATGATGACCAATTAGACGCATTATCTATTGCTGTGAATTATTGGGTAGAAAGAATGGATAGAGACCAAGTATTAGCCTTTAACGACCATAAAAACGAATTATTACAGAAAGATTTGGATAGATTTATGGAAAATACAATTGGTAAAAAACCACAAAATACAAGGTGGATTAATTAGTACCCCTATTAGAACTAAGGGGTAGAAAGTCCCCTATAGATATACAAGGAGACACATATGAGAATACTATCGGTATTACTCATTGTTATCTTATGGACTACTAAAAGTTATGCTTTGAGTCCACATCAAGAACAATTCATAAGTAATGTTAATGTGTGTATTGACAACCTACCCACCAAGACCTTCGTACCTAGAAAGATAATAATAGGTATGGCAGCTCTAGAGAGTGGATGGGGTACTTCAAGATTTTTCTTACAAGGTAACAATTTGTTTGGGATAAGAACATTTGACCCAAACGTACCAAACATGAAACCATTAGATAATCCAAGTGCTGAGTTCGGAGTTAAAATATACTTACATCCGTGTGACTCAGTGTTAGACATGGTGTCTATACTTAAACACAGTAAAAACTTTACTCAGTTTAGAGAAATGATATATAATGGGTTTAGTTTATATTCGGCTCTTGCCGCTTTACAGCCATGGGCTGAAGATACAAGTTATGATAAAAAATTAGAAGGAATTATTAAAAGACTATGACATTACCAGAAATAATACTATTAGGTTACGTACCTTTGCTCATCTTTAGGTTTATCCGTAAGATTTTGGTAAAAAAATCTGAAAGGGTATCATTAATATAAAGAGGGCGATGTTCCCCCTTTGTTCTTTTGTTCTCTGTTTGTTCTCGACCAGGAATGGCTTTTTTTCTATAGTTTTTAACGGTTGTTCTAACCGTTGGTTAATTTTTGTTCTCTTTTTTTGGTTTTCTTTTGGTCTTTTGTTTTCGGTGGGGTCTATTTTTTTTTCTTTTTATTTAAACTTAATGATTAACTTTTATTTATTCATTTAGATTTAATTAAACTTAATGATTATCTTTTAATTAAACTTTTAGATTAACTTTTAATTATTCTTTTAATATTCATTTAGATTAACTTTTAATTATTATTTTTATTTATTCTTTTATTATTCATTTAGTTTTATTTTAAATATTACTTTTATTTATTCTTTATTTATTCTTTTTATTATCTTTATTAATTCTTTAAGCTTTATATCAATTCCAGAAATAACCTAAATTTTGGGGGGTGGTATAGTACCAAAAGAAGGCTTAAAGGCTCTGTACGTTGAGATATGAGCCTTTTTTTTGGGCTAATTTGCTCAAAATAGCCTATTTTTTGATTTTTTGGCAAAATAGCCATTTTAAAGGCTTTTTAAATAGGGTCTAAAAATGCCGTAAAAGCTCACGTTTTAACCAACGGTTAAAAAAAACTTGTATTTTTTTGTCAATCTATGTTATTTATAAATTGCCGTGAGGAATATATTAAAAATAAAATCAGTTTTGAATAATGCGCCTTTTAGCATTAACGAGGTTTTAGGCTTAATAGATTTTAAAAAACTCATTGATTAAATAACGTAGGCTTTAATAGTCTGGTTTCGTGGCTAGGACATACTTGAAAAAAAGACAGTCTGAAAACAAGTTAAAATAAATGAGCATTTATAATTATTAACTTGTGAATTTTTAAAACGATTAAAGGCGTTTAATTGAAGGCTTGATTTTAACACTACAAAAGGAAGGAATAAATATTATGACAAACTTATATTTAATATCGCATAATGAAAAAAACCAAACTAACTTAGAGTTAAAACCAATAAACCAAAAGGAAGGGGCAAGTCATTTAAAAAGTATTTTTAATGATAACCCAAAAAAATGTTTTGAAAATGCAATTAAAAAAAATGCGTTTTCTGAAACTAGAATAATAGACGGTGGATATGATTATATTATGTATATGTGTTCCAATGCAAAATATGATTTTTTCAAGTCTAAAGTTACTAAAACAAAGTGGAAGGTATTAAGATAATGTTTAATGCTGTTCTATTAAGTATAACATTTGCGTTGAGTTTTGCGTTAATGTTCTTAGGTGTCATTGTTTCAATTCATTTTGAAACGTGGCTAGGTTTAATTTTAATTGTAGTCGGTGGTCTTAGATTTTTTCGAGACTTGCATTATAATTAAAATTTATTTTTAATAATAAACTTTCAAGCCTTCTATTAAGCGCCTTTAATTCGTTTACTATCAAAGCGCCTTTTATTTTTTCTTAAAACTACAAAAGGAAATAAACATATGAAAAAACTACCGTTTGTTAAAAGTAAAAAGTTATTGAACATAGATAACAACGCCAAAACGATTAAAGGGCAAAAATACGGATATAAGACAGCTATTTTATATCTAGCGCCTTCTAATTTGTCTGGCTTTAATGTGTGTCCAATGGCTTCAAAAGGATGCAAAAAAGCGTGTTTAAATACTTCTGGACATGGCGCATTTTCTAATGTGCAAAATGGACGAATAAATAAAACACGTTGGTTTATACAAGAGCGTGAAAGTTTTTTAGAGCAATTAAAAAAGGAAATTAAAAACCATATTATTAATTGTGAAAAAAATAATTTCATACCTTGTATTCGTTTAAATGGAACAAGTGACATAAGCTTTGAAAATTTTGGTATAATGGAACAATTTCCAAATTGTCAATTCTACGATTATACAAAAGTATATAAAAGAGCCTTGAAATTTGTTAATGGTGATATGCCGAAAAATTATCATATTACATATTCATTAAACGAGGATAACAAAAAAGAAGCTTTTAATATTCTTAAATTAGGTGGAAATATTTCAGCCGTTTTTAGGAAATATTTACC